AGACTTTCACCGATTTGCTCGTAAAACTTGGATGCTTTTTCTAGGATTGTCATGTACTAATTGTCGCTCCTAATGCGACCACTTTCCATGCAGATCCATCGCTAACTGCGACTGTGGCTGCACCTGCGTTTCCATCGGTTACATAGATCATTTGCCCGGCTGGAGATGCACTTGGCACACCAGCTACTGCATATGATTTTAATGTCATTAGTGTGCCTGAGATTGTACCACCTGTAACTGCAATCGCATTGCTTGCTTGTGTGCCTAATGTACCCACACCAAGTGCAGTCCTTGCTGCCCCTGCATTAGCACTTCCTGTCCCTCCATCTGCAATGGCAATGGGTGAGGATAGACCAGAAATCGTGCCACCTGTGATGTTTACATTTCCTTCATCAATCGTAACAGTTGGTTCACCAAGTTGGTTTAAATTAGCAGCCGAAATATCCACCCCGGTTGCGTATGTAAATGCACGTGTAACTGTTGCAGTGATTGCCATTATGCAATTTCCCTTCTTGCTGCTGCCCCTACCCCAATTGCTTCTAATGCAAGATGTCTAAAGCTCGGTCTGCCACTTGTAACATTGATCTCAATACTTGCCCCATACCCACGGGTACGACCCGTACCAAAGCGGAAGAGTGCTTCTTCTGTGCTGTCTGCGGTGTGGCTTAAAACTGTGTTGCTTGCATCTGGGTCAATCGTGTTGACCTTGATATTAAATGCATCGTTATTCACTGTCTTTGCAGCTACCTGACCACGCCTCCAACTCTTCACGCCAATGTCATCTAATGTAAAGGAGCGTGATACTAACTTACCTGCAATTGCAGTTGTACCAGATTCAGATGTACTTCCTATCTTGCGACCAGAATCATCAATGGAGTTTTCTTCCATGAGGTAAAACCCGGTGTCATTACATGCGAATAATCTACGTCTTGTTGGTGCAGATCCGTGGGAACATACTACCCAATCATTAACATGAAATGCTAGACTTCCTGACATTGCCGGGTAGCTATCGGACGCGCTGATCCAAGAATTACTCAATAGATCAAATACGAATATTGCGTTGGGTACTGTGGAACTACCTGTGGGTACGGCAAGATAGTACTTATTATCATGCACGATACCACATGCGGTATCTGCTGCTGCGAAGTTAACCTCATCAAACTGATCTTGTATAGGTCTGGTCATGGGTATGGTTTCGCCACTTATTTTTGAAATTGCGACCCCGATTCCTTTTGCTGGATCTTGCCCTGGTGACAAGACGATGACCCCGTTGTCAGATAGGAAGAATGTTTGTGGGCCAGACTGTGCAATTGATTTGCGTGCCACACATCCATGCTGACGGGTAATCTCATATGTGTTTGATGCAGAGGTAGTTGCAACATTATTGATCATATGGATGGAATTTCTCAAAAAGCAAATTAACTGATCTTCTTGGTAAGGAAAAAAAGAAACAAGAAAATCTGCACTTCCTTTATTAATTCTAAATTGTGATTCAGCAGCGTAGTAATTATCTGTGTCTAATAAGTCAGACATTAAGACTGTATAGTTACTATCTGTTGGTTGTGGGATGATTAAGCGATTGCGAAAGAATACACCAAAGTCTGTGTTGGGACATTGTATACGCCCAGCAGTTGGACTTGCATTCGCCTTGACTACAAAGTCAGTAGGTGACGCAAAATCTCCATCCCATTCAAGTGGTGTTTTATTCTTACCACGAAATAAAATTAGCTTCTCAAGTGACTGTACAAAGCTTGCCCCATCGGCTTCTGCCACTATCTCACCACCAGGATAATCAATGTTAATACCTGAGTTGTTTGCATCATTCCATATGATTGCTTTTGTCTTAGTGGCAACCACTACAAACTCTGTGCCTGTTGCCGGGTCGCTGAACAATGTGCTACAAAACACACGCTCGTCTGTACCATTGTAAGTCAGTGTTACACTACCTGCCAAGAAATCAATACCTTTGCGTACCTCGGCAAGGTCACCAATCAAGCGCATATTCTCGCTTGTTTGGACAAAGCCTGACTCTAAAGTGGTTGCTTCCTGGTACGAATTGATACCAATAAATCCACGATCCCCATCTTGAAGAACTTCGTCATCCAATCTACCTATTGTGCGATAACGTGCCATTCACTTGTTCTTTATTTCTTGGTAGAGTTTTCTACCCATGTACACGATTGTAATTACACCTGCAATGCATCCAAATAAATCATCCAAGTGTGCGAGACCAAAAGTGGCAACTGTACCACTCATGCCAAGAATTGCAGTACGATCTATCATTAGAATAACCAATCTAATATGATTATGCCAACAACAAGTCCTACGAATATGGTGAGCATTTTACCTTTTTTGGAAAGTGATAAAAATTTATCTTTTAATATTTCTAAATTCTTCATGAGTTACGGGAAGGAGGTTTGACAGGAAATGGTGCGCGGGTCTGATGTTTAATCGCCTCGGTTTGCGAGCATTGACGAGCTGTTCGTTTGGCTACAAAGATAGGTATAACAAGGTAGCCACCAAGTAATACTGCTGCTCCGATTAAGATGTTCTTGATCGTGCTGGTAAACTTCTCAAAGCCTGTCTTGTGTTCTGCCATGCCTTGCGCAACCAAGGCACTCACATCTCCGTGCGATAGCGATTTTATGGTTTCTTCTGCTTCGATAAGGGCATCCTTGTTTTTAAGTGCTTCTCCACTAACTGCACCAATGCCAGCGCCAAGTGCTGCTATACCTGGGCCACCTAGTGACCCCACTCCACCACCTGCAATTGCACCAAGTGTTGGGTAGGTGGAGCGCAGACTGCATCCGGTCAGGCATAAAACTAATACTAATATGGCGGTGTAAATCATTCGCCAGGAGGATTAGGATCAGTCCACTCGTCCGTTGCTAAAATGGTTAGGATTTCGGAGTTTGTGTATTGCGTTTTGCCGTCCAAGAATGAGGGTGTTGTATCAGAGTCAAACTTTACGAATGTCTTCGTACCATCGAGTGAGTATCGAAGTGTATTTTCTGAAATTTCTTGGACTTTCGAAAAATCTACTGAATCAACTTCATCCGAATTTATTATTACATATTTCATTAGCTTATTGTCGTAGAGTAAGTTGAATTACTGCCTGTGATATTTGCGTTACTTCCGCCAGAACCACTAACTGTCGATGCGTTTACTACAGTCCCTATTACATCATTATTACTTGGAGTCCCGCCACCTGAATCAGTATCTCCAGAAGAATCTCCCATTCTATACCAAGCAACCAAATTATCGGATACACTGTTTAAGTTAACAGCATCACTAGTCGAATAACTATTGTAAATACTACCAACATCGGTAGCTGTTAAAACACTATTCCAAATGCCTAGCTCGTCTATATGACCATTATAGTATTCTGATCCTCCATAAGTTGAGCGACCAAATAAATGACCCCCATAGGTTGAGTAATCTAATAAAGCAAAGCCAGTTACAGTCGAATCAAGATTGCCATTAACATACACTTTAGCGACCGCACTAGATCCAGTCCCGCTTAATGTAAGCACCCCGTGATACCATATTGAATTGCTTAGAATTTGTCCTGAGTTATCATAACCCATTCCAAAAGCATTAAATGTTAACCTATTCGTGTTGCTAAAACCAAACGCTCTGTATCTACCACTAGATGCCGAACCCCAAGAAACTAAAGCGTCCCAACTAGCAACTCCACTTCCACGATTGAACCAACAGGCAATCGAAAAATCAGTTTGTAAACTTAATGAAGAATCATTTGCCGATAAGCTGTCATCTGTGCCATCGAAAAAAGCTGACAGGCTATTACTAATTTCTGGGTATCGCGCTTCATCGCTTTCATAGGTGCGCCAATTTGAACCATCGTAAATAATGTAATCCTTAGTGTCAGTTTCAAAGTAAGCATCCCCTGTCGAGGGACTACCTGGACGAGTGGTTGAAGTTGTTGTTGGAATTGTTGTTGGCATAATTATTAAGAATCGTTGTTAAAAATGTACCAGGCACTTCCGTTATAAATATAAAAGTCATAAGTATCTGTACCGAAAGCGATATTGACTTCGTCTGTCGGATTAGTCGGAGTGCTTGCTAAAATGTTTGTTTGAGTGTTTCGTGTTGTGACATTAAATGTGGCAATTGAATTTAGAAATGTTCCATTTAGATTGGCGGTTGAAAATCCGCTGGATGCTAAAGTAACACCTGTTACTCCACTGTTCGTTGAGGCTGGGTTAGTAAGGGTGAATGTAATTACTGTATCTGAACCTGTTGGTACGCTTTGACCACTCGCTACTGTAAGAACTAATGTACCGCTCGACTGTGTCCATACTCCGCTTGAGCCAAATATTGCCGCATTTGTACCTCCAACCGTCAAAGATGCACTGTCCGATGTTTGTGAACCTGTAAGTCCACCTATGGTAAGTGTGCTAGTAGCACTGATTGCCGAAGATGGATTAACTGTGAAAGTCAGAGTGTTAGAATTTCCGATTGCAGTCTGTCCATTCTCAAGAGTAGCAGTATCAAAAGTCTCAGGTGGTACAGGTGGTACAGTAGGACTAGCTACTACCCCAAAAGCAAATGTAGGAAGAACAAACATTCTTAGGATGCTGTGTCTCCAGCTAAAACAAATGTGTCATCGGCATAAGCCAATAAACTAGCTACTCCGTACTGAGCATTGATCTTGGTATGGGATTGTCTGTTGTTTATTGTAGTCCCCGATGCAGAAAATGTAACTCGACCCGCACCCTTTTGTACGAACGAGCAATTAAATCCAGCCCCCAATCCGCTAGGTACTGTTACAGTTACTGCTGATGCTTTATTCATGACAATTACTTTCCCATTGTCACTTGCTACTAAAGTATGATTCGCAGTCTTATCCGCATCAATACTTGCATCAAAACCTTCTAGTTTATTACCGCCCAAATCGACTACCCCACTGGAAACCGCAAGTACATTAGTGTTTGCTGTGCCAACAGCTTTGGTTGCCGCATCACCGAGTCCTAAACTGCCCCTCGCCGAACTTGCATCCGCTAAATCGGCTAAATTATTAGCCGCCCGTAAGTTTCCGACATTTGCCAGGTTTACGATATTTGCGAGTGATACCTTTTT